CCGCAAGGGTCAGCTCACCATGGAGCAGTATCAAGCCAACAAGCAAGACTTCTGGTCATATGCTCGTGATGCTGGGCTGGTAGAGATGCCGAGAGATGACAGCTTTGCTTCCAATATCTAGAACAAGACGGACGGTGGGTTCATTCCTACCGTCCACTTTCTTTTTGTGACAGCCGTGTTGGGGGAGATCGCTCTCCCCCTATCCCCCTCTCGATTAAGGACACTGCGTTCCTTAATAATCCTAGCTATCCGCACCAAGCCGGTGGAAGCGCCTCAAATTGGAGAAGCCAATGAAAGTTTTATACAAAGCTCAAGTCCATTCAGAGAAGGGATGGCAAGATCTATCATCACAATGGTTCACGGATTTTCACGTTGCAAAGAATCTTGTGAAATCCCTAGCAAAGCCAAGATTAAATCATAAAAGGGTTATAAAGAAGATAATAACCAATTCTAACTCTTATCAAATTTCACTTGCCTATACTGATTAGGAGGTAACAATGTCTTTGAACATAAATTCCAAATATCTTGGCTATTTTTTTCTGATTTTGCTGGTTATTATTTACGGTATTATCGCCGCAAATTCAGGATCATATGCAGCTTTAGCATTTCTGGCAAAAACTGTATTCCTAATTATTTTTGCTCTAGCACATCTGTATGCTTTTGAACTCATGAAAAAGGGTTGGTCATTTTTGACAAAATAGGAGGTTCCCATGATATTTTACATATTCGCTGGCATATGTTCAGCTTGTGGTATCTTATTCCTTTTAGCCAAACTCAATATCAAACGTGTCTTGGCTTTCGATGTTTTTGTTGACATCGGTGCCTCACTGTTGCTTATGGTTATGTTCTTTGGCACATTCGCTGGCATGATGGCTGCTGTTCTTGGTGGCTCAATCATCTCAATAGTCCTGTTTGCTATGAAGAAAACCATAGGTTATCAGAAGCCAAGATGGAATAAATACAAAGTTCAATGGGTGGATGTTCCCCCACGTTAATTCCGTCCCAACAATACACGGAGTCGGAAGACACTGTTGCCCAGCTAGCAGGGACGCAATGCAGTGACAGAGGCTAGACGTGATGCCTCACCTTCAATCATCCTCTAACGCAAAGGAGAAATAGGATGAACTTCGCACAAATCACAGTTTCCGGTAATGTAGGTTCAGCCCCAGAGATTCGGGATGTTAACGGCACTAAGGTCGCTAACTTCTCAATCGCTGTGAATGAGAACTACACCAACAAGTCAGGCGAGAAAGTGGAGAACACCCACTGGTATCGTGTAGAGGCTTGGGACGGCAGCAATGGCAAGGGTCTTGTATCCAACGTCATTGAGAAATATGTCGGCCAGGGTACGACTGTATTCGTTCAAGGTATGCCTCTCATCGAGGAATACGAGAAGGATGGGCAGAAGCAACGCTCATTCAAAATCAAACTAGCTGGTGCGGGATCAACATTCCGCATGGGCGGTAAGTCAGGTGGTGACGCTGCGCCACAAGCACAAGCTCAGGCTCCTGACGAAGACATTCCGTTCTAGTAGCTTCTTCATCCTTTCAGTGGCATGCGTACATTCATGCCTCTGACTGTAGTTACAGATCGGAAGAGGAGAGGGTGTGTTACCTCCACTCTCTCCTCACTTTCCCCACCACTGCTAGGAGGTAGTGATGACAATCACTTTCAAAATTAATGACGAAGTAATGCGCCTCATAGATCTTATGAGCGCACAAGAAGCCAATGCCTTTGATGGCGACCCCAATGAAACCTACGACAAAATTCTTAAAGAATGTGGATACAACTACGATATTGTTGCTGAACACTTTGAACTCGCCTCAAACAAAGATGAACCACCATTCTAGGAGGTTACTATGAAAGACGGAGACTTAATTGCTTGCCAAAGATGCGATGGCAAAGGTTTTCGTTACGTTGAAAACACCTATCATGTTAGAGGCTCACTAATCGCCTCATATGGAATGGTAGACGTAACGCATGAAGAATGTGAGACTTGTAACAGCAAAGGATTAGTAATTGTTACAAGGGATAAGGAAAATGCCAGATGTTAAACAATCTAAGACAAATACGCTTCATCAATCGCAAGACGACATGGCTTGGCTGGTTCGTCACTGTTCACCTCTTCTTTACATTCACACTGCTGCTTATGCTGATTGGTCTAGGCATCAATCCAACTCTGCTAGTCAGTGTAATCGGTGCGCCTCTATGGATCTCAGTGGCGTTCGTATCAAAGTTCATCACAGATAAAATCATGGAGGACTAACAAAATGAGCGAATACTATCGTAGCGATTGTATTCTAACAATCGACAAGCTTGAGTTTGATAACACAGACCCATCATGGGTTACGGTCAGATTCAAACAAGGCAGAAACACGGTTCATACCGTTCATGTATCTCCAGATGAAAACAGGGAGTTTGACTTCTTTAATAAACTGGAATCAGGAGATCGTTATTTACTAATGGAGAGCAAAGATGCTTCAAATACCCTTAAATCAGCTTAAACCAGCTAAAAATAATGTACGTCAGGTAAAATCATCACCTGATAGCATCAAGTCACTTGCAGCCTCAATCGAATCTCAGGGCATGCTGCACAACCTAGTCATTCGTAAAAATGGTAAGGGCTACGAGGTTATTGATGGCAACCGCCGCCTTGAGGCACTCAAGAAACTATACGGCAATCAAGCAGCTAACGAAATTAACTGTATTGAAGTCTTTGAAAATGACAATGAGATTGGCTTGCATGCCAACATGATGCGTGAAGACATGCACCCGCTTGACGAGTGCGATGTAATCCACGCTCTTTGTGCTGATGGTGAAGAGGACTTCGACTCTGTTGGCAAACGGTTTGGTCAAACAAATCAATGGGTTAAACAACGCATTGCGTTATCGGAGCTTTCTGACAAAGCCAAAGAAATGTTTCGTAACTACGAGTTTGGCATCGGCGTAGCCAGTGCATTGACTCTTGGTTCACATGAACAGCAAGACAGTTTCCTTGAAGAACACAAGGGCAGAGAGATACACGTTCAGTGGGTCAAGCAATCTATGACTCAGAAGAAAGTCTCTACATCTGCTGCGTTATTTGACATTGACAATCCATCGCCTCAAGTAATCGCTGACCTTGGCATCGAGTCTGATCTGTTCAGTGAGCAAAGCTTTATAACAAACCTACAGAAGTTTGAGGAGTATCAGAACGCTCATATTGATGGCTATATCCAAGACAAACGTGATGAAGGCTATCAGGATGTTGTGTATCTCAGAGATGAGTATCACTTCGACTCACCACAATGTCGTGGCTGGTCAACTATCTATGACGAAGAAGTGCCTAACGAAGACTGTATTCTCGTTGTTACCTACAACTCATACACGCATCAACTAAAAGAATTGCGTATGATGAGCAAAGAGCAGCTACAGCTAGAATCTGAACTAGAAAAAGAAGAAGAAGAAATAGAGCTAACCCCTTTAGTATATACAAAGCCTCAAGAGAACTTGCTTAATGGCTATTATGCAACAGCACTAAAGGATGCAATGTGGGAAGCTGACAGCACAGACCTCACTAAATACATGATGGCTATGCTTTGTCATCGTAGGCTTGGCTATACATACTCACATATTCACCGCATTGGTGACATATATGCAGACCATCAAAATCATTTCCCATCGGAGGAATACCCAGATGACTACGTTACTCCTGAGTATGAAAAGTTTATTGACCACCACATTGAAGCTGCTCGTGAAGCTTTCGATAATGATGGAATTGCTCCATTACAGTATTGCCTCGATCTTGATCGTAAAGAGCTATCTCGATTATTTAGTGCGATATGTCTCACAGGTATTAGCAAAACTGATTGCAGAAATGCGGTCTTACAAGAAACAGCCCCAGCTGTTGTTGAGTCACAAGGTTGGTTCAAACCAGACACCACATGGCTAAACAAATACAAAACACTACAGATAGATATGCTTACTGAGCATGTCACTGGCAGCATCAAAAATGGCACTAAGAAAGAAAAGGTCAAGTGGCTCAAGGAAGCATTAGAGATCACACCTAAGTTTGATCCCTATGGTGAATGGCCTCAAGGAGAGTAATGCGCTCCCCAATAGGCAATCAATGCTGACTCAGCTATTCCATCTTGACTACGTTTCTCCCAGCAGACAGAGGCATCCGGTATTAGTTCGGTTGCTCTCTGTCTCGCTTGGTCTTTATTAGATGTAACGCCAAGATCTTTTTTCCATACTTGAGGCCTGACTTCTACAAACTTGTAGCCCATTGCCACAATCAAACCAAGATAGATGCCATAACCAAACCCAGTACGAAATGTGCTGACAACACCTTGCTTTGGCATTGCTTGTTGCTTCTCAATAAAAATTAATTTTGGGGAGTAATCGTCTAACAATTCACATATAGAGGCAACAGACAAAAACTTTTTTGTTTTACCAGCTACTCTATATGTTTCTATAGGAACAGGTTTACATACTAAATGTCTTTCAGACATAAACGTAATGCCACCGTTTAACCCTGGATCAATACCGCAAATCATTTGTGTAAACCTCTAACTTAACATGACAACCAAGAGCCTCAGCCCAACAATGTGCATTAAACAATGTTGGCTTTCTGTTTCCGCTTTCCCACTTAGCTACCAGTCCTGACGCAACGCCTATCATAGAGTCCACATGACCTTGCGTTATGCCTAACTCATGCCGTCTTTTTACAAACTGCTTAACTAGCTCAGTTAAAAATGTGTCCTCATATGTCATGTTAACCTCCAAGGTTAAGCATTATAAACTTATTCACATTGTTTAAGTCAATAGCAATGTGAATTGAGCTTGATTTCCTCAATTAAATCAGTCAATCTGATTAAAAGGAGGTAGTTATTATGTCAGGACTTCCATTCGAGATGCCAGCAAGAGACATCTCAATACACGCAGACGGAGTAAACTCAACTGATTGGTTGCTTGTTGATCCAGAAGCCAAACCAAAAGACGGTGATAAGGTGCTTATCAAAGATACAGACAGGTTTCTTTTGTTAACGTACTTTTGCCCATATTATCTAGCAGGCAAAGAGGCACTATACGACCTCGCTATATACGACCTGATGGGAACAATAACAAACATATCACCATCACCAATACTAGGAGAACAATATTATGCCGAAGTTGAAAGGAGCGCACTTTGAGTGGTTAGCCACTGAAATAGCCGCCGACATACAACCACGGAAGCTAGACAGCTTTATCCGTAAGGTAAGACTATTTTCCCAAAACAATCGTTTCAATGAAGATCTGTTTCGTGACAGATGCGCTGATACGCTTCAAGCCAATGAATATGATGACGGATTAAATCCTAAATTATATCAAGGGAGATACTGATGCTTACAGAAGCGCAACTAAAAGAACGTGCAACATACATAGGTTCATCCGATGCAAAACTTATTGTCGAAGCTAACTACGATGAGTGGGAAAAGCTAGTGCAAGAAAAGCGTGGTGAACGTGTATGGAAACCAACCAAGCAAGTCCAATTACTTATGGACACAGGGAGTTATCTTGAACCATACATTATCGACAAATGGGCAGAGCAAGAAGGGCGTCAGGTCAACTTCCGTGGCGGTGGCAAAACTATTCTTGTTAACAATGTGCCTCTCCATTCTACCTTTGATGGGCGTGTTGTTGGTGATAATGCTGCTCTGGAGATCAAGGCGCACTTCGGCTTTAAAGACATTGACGAGCTAGCAGAGTTCTATGCGCCTCAGTGTCAGCATCACATGATTGTAAGTGGTGTTGACCGCTGCTACTTTGTTGCTTTGTTTGGTGTTCGCTGCCGCATCGAGTGGCGTATGCTTACTAAAGACCACAGCTGGTGTGAAGATTATCTATCCAACTGCAAATCATTCTGGTCTTACTATCAAGGCTGGACACCACATGATCCTATTGCAATGCCACCTGTCGATCATTCAGATATGTTTGTTATGAATGCCAAAGACCTCGATGGCTGGTGCGATGAAGACAATCATCTGTTTGGTTTCCAAGCGCAGCATATCATTGACAGCAAGCAAGCAGTCAAAGTTGCAGATGAAGCCAAAGATATGTTCAAGAAGCTTATACCTGAGAAATGCCGCAGACTGGATTACGATCTAGATGGCAACCTCAAGGGTCACAAGATTCGTATCACACGTTCTCGTGCTGGTACACTTACATGCACACATATCTCTCCAAAGGAGGACAAGGATGCCTAGAGGTAGACCTAAAAAAAAAGAGGACTGGCAAATAAAAATTGAGCAAAGACAAAAAGCCACAAAAGATCTTATTAATACCATGACTCAAGATCAGATAGATGCTTTGAACAAAACAACAGTTTGTATGTCTCAGCTTATAGATCAGTACAGGGAACTAGTCCACCCTGACTACAACTTAATAGTAGAGCTTGATAATTGTTTTTGGGCAATGAAACGCGCATTTGACACAGGGAGTAATAAAAATGACTGAATCAGTATGGCATAACCTATCACGTTTCGATGTATCTAAAGAAGTAGAGCAGAAGGGTCGCTTCGACTATCTATCATGGGCATGGGCATGGGCTTACGTCAAAGAGAAGTATCCATCAGCTACCTTTGAGAAGCACATCTTCCATGACAACCAGAACAATCCGCTACCATTTATGCGTGACACTAAAGGTCATACATATGTAGCTGTTACTGTGACAATCGAAGGTCAATCTCACACAGAGATTCACTACTGTATGGACATGAAGAATCAGTCCATTGCTTTCCCAGATGGCGGTCAGGTCAACAAAGCACTACAGCGTTGCCTTGTCAAAGCTATCGCATTTCACGGTCTTGGACTCAATGTTTATGCTGGTGAAGATTTGCCTATGGATCTGGAAGAAGAAGATATCAATACTATCATTGATGCCTTTAAAGCATCAGACAGTGTTGACTCTATCGACAGAGCTTGGCGTAACAACACAGCAACGATTAGCAAGCTGTCTAAATCTTCAAAAGCTACGGTGACTGATGAGTTCAAGAAAGCGAAAAACAAGCTCAAAGCTGCATAGACAGGAACTATGTCAAGCCTGTGCTGCATGGATAAATTGTAGCACAGGTGGCTTTGTTGTTGACGCAGCGGGAAACACAAAATGCTATGAGTGTTATGTTTCTCGTGCTGAAATAATACACAAGCCAGATCATAAGCTTGTCGAAGCAAAAAGAAAGATGACAGATGGACGTATTTTCTGACTCAAACTTGCAGAGGTTGTTAGCTGCTTCTGCTGTCATCCTATCTTCAGAAGCACATGCCGTTGAAAACTGTCTATGGATTACTGGCAAAGGCAAACATGGCGACTATCGTCAATTGTTTGTCTCAGTTGCCTTTACAGAACTAGACGAAATGATGCTTACAGTAACACTATCAAATGACCAACGTGGCAAAAGCACCTACATGAAGTGGGGTCATTCTAGCTTTATGACAGAAGGAGAAGTTGCTGGCATATGCCACATAATGATCGAGGCTCTCCATGACGGAGATGGAGAGGACATCGTACTTGTTAACTAACCCAACCGACAGTGGTGGGGAAGGAGTATAAAATGTTTGCTTATCTTATTGATCCTGAGATGGAACAAATTACTACAGTAGATTATAACGGTGACTACAAAGAAATCAGCAAAATCATTAAAGCACCATCAGGCTTGTTTTGTGTTGTGCCTTTATATGATGATGATAGAGTAGATGTCTTTCTTGATGATGAGGGGCTGTTTGTAGAGAATCAATACTTCTGGATGCACCGTAATTACCCACAGCCTCTTGCTGGCTTCGGTCTTATTCTTGGTCTTGATAATGAAGGTGAATCAACATCACCAGATGTTCAGCTTATAGATCTAAAATTCGATGTTAGGTTTATTGGTGACAGATCAACAATGCAGTTATTTATGAAAGTACATGGTAATAGGGATGACTACAGAGATATCATGTTCCCTAAAATCGAAAAGGGAGCAGCTTAAAGCCACCCCCTTCTCTTCCCCACCACTGCCGAGTCGGGCAAGTGATTCAAACACTCTATAAAAAAAGAGACCCCCCGTCAAGGGGAGTCTCAGGTTCTAGGGAGAACAACATGCTCTGTTGCCATTTAATGTTAGCTAAACTAATCAATTAAAGGTATTCACATTATGTTTGAAGATGATCCAACAGCACAAGATTTTGATACCAATGGCATATACTTGCCACCTCATACAGAAGTTATTGTTGATAAAGATGTCGGTATAGATTTAAGGCCACCAAGAGAGTTCAAGACATATCGAGAGCGAAATGGTAAGGTTCATCCTGATGATGTGTTCAAAACTTTACTTACGAACACCTTTCAGCCCTCTAAGTCCAAATGAGGCTGCTATGCTGGCATAAACAGCATACTGGAACCAATCTGGTGTAGCAGAAAGTGAGGCGAACCCACGCTCAACGTAGGGCTGTGTAAAGGGTATAAAGCACATAGCTATTATAACTATAAACAAAATAGTCCATGCTTCGTCTTTCCAGCTATTGTCGCTGGCTTGAGCCATAATCTTTTCCCAGCCAGCTTCATGCGTAGCAGCAACCTTCATAACTTCTGCTTCTGCTTCAGCTTTGGCTTGTGCAACTCTTCCTTTGGCTTTGGTTTGCTCAACCTTGGACTCCATCCAAGACCCAGCTAAACTAGCTATTGGGTTTATTAATGCTTGCCACATGATCTTTTCCTTCGTGATTCATCCAGATTGCAAACGCACCAGTCATAGCACCAGTAACTACAGAAACCAAACCAGCCTGACTTGGACTGGGATCAGGTAATGACATAAACCACTCTACTACACGCCAGCTCATTAATGTCATCACAAACATCATTGCTCTTGGCAGCATTTTAAGCTTTAATATGTTTTCTGCAGTCATTTAACCCTCGGTGTATTATGGACAATTTAATTAGAGACATTGTATTAGCTAAAGCCAAAGACGCTGTAAAAGAACGTGGTGAAAATTATGGAAGTCCATCGGACAATTTTCTCATAGCATCTTCTTTGTATGAAGCTCATTTAGGCGTACCTATATCTCCATTTGATGTTGGTGCTTTGCATATTCTAAATAAACTCTCCAGATTACAGAATGATCCTACTCACTTTGACTCTTGGGTTGACATAGCTGGTTATGCTGCCGTTACTTGCGAAGCGATCTACGATATTGTAGATACTCAGCACCCTCGTGAGGATCAGCAAAACATTGTACCCATGACACCTCGGAAGGATTTGTCGGATCTATTACCTGAAGAATAGCCTGACCATACTTCTGTTGCTCAAAACCTTTCACAAACGCATATGTGTCGTGATACTTGTAGCCTCTAGCTCTTGCCAACCAAGCTGTAGTTTCTTGCTCAACAAGCTCAATCTGAGCCAATGCCCAGTTGTGTCTGTGTCCAGAGATGTAGAGATGAGCATTAGATTTGAACTTTGCAGCCTTGATCTGTGCATGTAACGGATTCCACTGAGAATGCCCAGGCATATCATGTGCAGCTACAATGCGACACTCACGTTTATTAGGGAATCTCAATGCAATACGAGCTTCCCAATTCTCAAACAAACAATCTGTTTGTGCCATCCACTTCAAAGGATCACCAGCACCAGACCACATATCGTGGTTGCCTCCAATAAGAATCATGGGATTCATTTCTTGGATTAACCACTCAACTAATTTCCATGCTGTCTTGTGTGATGTATCCTGTTCGCCATAAAGGCGACCTAATCTTCCCACCCAGTTATTTTGCTGATCTCCTAGTGAGCAGCCGTAGATACCTTCATTGTTTTGGATAATATCTATATGCTCTCTAAGTGAATCCCAATCGCAATGATTGTCGTCAATGTGTGGATCGCCTAACCACAACAAACCAATAGGGTCATCAGTGTGCATCCGTATCGGAGACCACTTCTTTGATTCACGATGCTTTTTACGTTGCTTAAATCTTTTGTGTAGATGATCGACAATATCATCAACAGGGATGTCATCATCTATCTTTACAGGTGTGGTATAACCAATGTCAGAATCATCTATAATGCCAGCTTCTTTACCAACCTTAATTCTGTTTTGCAATGTGCTTCTTGGTATTCCTGATTCTCTGGAAGCAGATCTCGTCCCGCCATACTCTTTTATAAGATCATAAGCTTCTAGAATTTTCTCTGTTTTGCTCTGAGACAAAATATTCTCCTAACGAATCAATGTACTTGCCATAGCTACACTGAATACTAGGAAAAAAAACAGGAATATAGCAAGAGCCATTACTAAAACTATTATTCCACCTATTTTGAAGTTTTCCATCATTTCATTGTGACGAAGCTGCGCTGCTTTTCTTGCTTTCGCCTGAGCTTCTCTCTGTTCCTGGATACGCTTTTGCCGTTCCGCAAGTATGCCAGCCCACGTTCCGTGTCCAAAACGCATATCGACCATTGTCGCCACTTCTTGCAGCTTTTCTTGCGCCAATTTAGCGTCGATGATCTCTTTCGCCACCGTATCAACACCGAATTGATCCCCCAACCCAGTTCCAGATTTTTTATTTCTTGCCTCTTGTACCTGTTTCTCACCAGCAAACAGACTATCAATAGCACCAGCTATCTCGCCAATGTCTTTAGCTGTACTAATGTTTGATTTAATAAATGATACAGATTGCTGAACAAGAGCAATGCCAGCCAGTGCAGTAGAAATAGGCTCCATTACGACAACATACCTTCTCTTAATGGTTTGCATTGCCATTTAATAGGCATTAAACCATGACCCATCTCGCCAATATCACGAGACATTTCCATAGCACGTTCTTTGCACTTTTTTTGATTTGCATAAGGACCACGAGTGTCATGAAACTCAATGCACTCAGTAGGTGCTGCTATCGCACAAGCAATTACGATTGCTTTAAACATCGCCTCGACCAGTCAGCCTTTTGACTGTCTCAGTCTCCCAGATGCGCAGTAACCACCAACACAAAGCAACCATTGCGGTAATCTCAGGCAATGCCTCAAAGAAAGCACCGATAGTAATACCACCAAAAGCTAGGTCAGCAGTTGTCTTGGTTTCTTCTTTCATCGTTATGCCTCGTCAGGCCAATCATTGATGGGTGCGTTGCCAGTTGGATTGCCATCAGCATCGACAGGTACATCATATAATGCCATAAACGCAGCCAAATCACTAGCCGCCGTAATCGCTGCCTCAATATCTCCACTGGCGTTGCGTACAGCCGCACGAAAGTAAGCAACACTTTCCGGTATTGCTACTGTGGTTTCCGCTTTACGAACAACGTACCAGTCAGTCGGTGCTAGTAAGCCGCCAGCCTGCGCCTTTACTG